AAATAGCATATATACCTAATTTAAACTTACTGAACAATTGGGACGAAGATCAGTTTTTCTACTTAAGGAGAAATAAAAAGGGCAGGGCAATTACTGTTTGGGATCGTGGCGACAACATGTCTCAAATATCTGATACGAATGTTTGTGTTAACTTTGTTGCTGATGCGTTTAAGGAGTTTAGCGATAGATACAGATTAAAGATAAATGCAGGGTTTACTCCTTATGCTAAAATGAAAATGTTAACCGCTGAAAATGCGTATGTCAGACCTGCTAGTTCACACGCAGAACATTTGAATAGAATGGAAGAAGTGTTTTTAATAAAAGTCCTACAACCAGAGAAAGATAAAATTTTAACGTTCGATGATTTCATGTTTCAGTTTGATAGGTTTATCAAAATCTATGCCAAGAATTACCCGATCTTATATTCAACATATGTATCTTCACACTTTTGTTCTTTACATTCCACTGGCATGATGATAGAGTTGAAAAATGAAGATCATAATGATGACAAAGTTAGAAAGGACTATGCTCTTGATCCAGAGTTACATTTTTTTACAGATCTTGCTGCAGAATACGGTTTTACTGTGCCAAAATATGCACCTTGGTGTATCGTAGCAAACCTAGACTCTCAAGTAATGATTGACTATGCAATTCAATATGACGCACTTGATAAGAAACAAGTAATAGATGAATATTACTACGAATGTAAAGACTACGATATGGACCTTCTTAAAGGGTTCATATTTAAAACTTTAGATAATTTCTTATTAAGGTTCCCTAATGTTAAAACATCTAAAGTCTGCAAGGACGGGTCCATACAGGTTTCTTTGAATGCAAGAAATTTTGAATCGCCGGAAGTTTTGTTCGAGAAAACAACAGATAAGTACATGCTAAGAAAGTACATTGAAGTGATGCTAGCAGAAAAAGATATAGGTTTTGATAAACTATTGCTTGACATACTGTTTGAAGAATGCTATTATATGTATTCAAAGTTTGGTATGGACTACGCGTATACTTTCATAGAAATGAAAATCCTAAAGTCTAAACCAGATAGGATTAGGTAATGTACTTTCAAATTGTAGATAATAATGAGAAATGCTTAAAAATGTATTTCTCTGGTGACCTTGCTGATTACAAGGAAACTCCTAAACTTTTTAAAACATGGAAACACTCCCCCCATCTCAGTGGGAGAGATGATGTTGACTACGCTCTACTCTACACTACAGACGGTAACATTGACAATGCTTGCCCTGGTTTTGTGGAAGATGCCTGGAACAAATCATCTTCAAAGATATCTGCAATAATGAAATCTACAATGATAGCGCAGTGCGACATAGAAAATAATTGCATATATGACTTTGTTCCAGAGAATTTTTTGTTAGACTTTCTCTTACACAAGGAAGTGATAATAAAACATATCTTCAATACATTTAAAAAACCTATGCATTATGATGCTCTTTACAGGGCGCACATACTTGCTGAAGAAATGAATGCTAATAAAAATATCTTTGAAGGGCAACTGAGATCAACAAATTATAATATATTTGGTACCAAAACCGGAAGACTCTCTAACCCCAAATCAGAGATACCTATCCTAAATCTTAAAAAGGAGGATAGACACCTACTTGAACCTACAAACGACTTATTCTTAGAATTTGATTATAATGCTGCTGAGTTAAGAACGCTTTTAGCACTTGGCGGGAAACAACAACCTAGTCAAGACATACACGAGTGGACAGCACAGAAAGGTGGGTGCACTAGGGATGAAGTTAAGAAGAGGACGTTTGCCTGGTTATACAATCCAGCAGCGCGAGATTCGCTGCTAGAAGGACTTTATGATCGAAATAGGATCAAAGACATGCACTACAGCAACGGAAGCGTTACAACGCCGTTTAAAAGAAAAATTGAAACAGACGACAAGAGAGCATTAAACTACATTGTCCAAAGCACTAGCAGTGATCTGTGCATCGAGCAAGCGTACAAGTTGCGTAATTTTTTTCAAAATTGTAGAACAAAAATTTGCTATTTTATGCACGATTCTGTTATACTAGACTTTGCAAAGGAAGATCGAGATAAGTTCGTTCAGGCGAAAGAGATATTTTCTAATACAAGGTTGGGCAAATACAGAGTGAACGCATCGATAGGCAAAAATTTTGGAGCAATGAGTAGTGTATAGTGTTATAGGTATTGGTGGAGTAGGGTGTAGGATTGCCAAATGCTTTTCAGAGTACCCTCAATACAATGTGATATGTGTTGATGATCAATCTTCAGGCATAAAAGATCAAATTATAGTACCAAAACAAAAAACATCAGAAGAGTACGAAGAATCTTTCAAGAACCTTACTAAAGCAAAGAAAGATAAAATAAAAGATAACGTCGTTGTTGTTTTATGTGGGGCAAGTTTAGTCTCCTCTATTGCGCTAAGACTTTTATATCAAATAAGAAATAAAAATATTACTGTAATATGCGTGAGACCAGAGCAAGACCTGATGGGAGATACTAAACAATCTCAAGAGAAAGTAATATACTCAGTTCTCCAGGAGTACACTAGATCAGGGATATTCGACAGAATTTACTTAACTAGCAATTCACAGATGGACTCCCTAGTAGAGGATGCAAGTATAAAGGAATATTATCCAGCGATCAATAAAATGATTGCATCTGTTTTTCACATGGTTATGGTTTTTGACCACCAGGATCCTGTGATATCAAATTTTTCTAACACTAACGAGGCAAGGAGGATTTGTACTCTTGGAATTTTAGACATTGAAAAAAGTACGGAAACACTGTTTTTCCCTTTTGAGGACGCTATGGAAACAAGGTTGTACTATGGCATATCAAAAGAGACTTTGAAATCCGATAAATCTTTACAAAGAAATATCATAAAACTTATTAAAGACAAAAATAAAGAACTGTGCAAGTACAGTTATGGCGTCTACGAGACGCAATACGATTGGGACTTTTGTTATACAAAATATTTTTCTTCAAAAGTTCAAGATTTTTAATTGACAAACTAAAAAACATTTAGTATAGTATAGAAAGTTGGTCGGGAGATTTGCCGACCTGCTATAGCCAAATGAGTGCAAAAAAACAACACCATAAGGAGGTATTATTATGGCACTAAATCTAGATTTGATGAAGCAAAAGATGGCTTCGTTGACAGGTAAAAGCGAAAAGAAGAATAACTTTTGGCGTCCACAGGAGGGTGAAAACAATATTCGCATTGTTCCTACTGCTGACGGCGACCCGTTTAAGGAGCGTTACTTTCATTATGGTATCGGTGAACAGTCTTTTCTTTGTCCTAAGAGAAACTTTGGAGACGACTGCCCAGTTTGTAACTTAGGTAATGAATTGTGGAATGAAGGAACCGAAGATAGTAAGGCAATGGCGAAGACAATGTTCGCAAAGCAAAGGTTTTTCTCACCAGTACTTGTAAGGGGCGAAGAGTCAGAGGGAGTTAAGGTTTGGGGTTATGGAAAACTAGCATACCAGAAACTTCTTGGTATTGTTCTTGATCCTGACTATGGAGATATCACGGATCCAGAAGATGGAAACGATCTTAAGTTAATGTATGGCAAGCAACCTGGTGCCTCTTATCCCACTACAGACATTAGACCACGTCCTCGTAAGTCTGTTTTGTGTGATGATGCAGTTGGTGGAGATGAGCGCTGTGCTGAACTCCTGGAGACTGTGCCAAACTTCGAGACAATTTTTGAGCGTAAGACTTCTGATGAGGTTGCTGCTATTCTTGAAGCGCACTTAAACACTGATGCCGACGCAGAGGTAACTCGTGGCAATGTAAACGTCCAGCAGACTACTCAGACTAATGAGAAAGAAAGGTTTGACGCAGCATTCAAAGATCTTATTGGGTGAGGTAGATAAATGGCAAAAGTAACAAAAATCAAACCAGGCGGATTATCAACCAAGGATATTATAGCATCTCTGAATAAATCTTCAGGCGGTGTAGTTGCCTACAATTTGGGAGAAGAAAACCCCACACAAGTTAAAGAATGGATTCCAACTGGTTCAAGGTGGTTGGACTCTATAACTTGTAAGGGTAGGTATGCTGGAATTCCTGTCGGCAAGATTTCTGAGATTGCTGGGTTGGAAGCAACCGGTAAATCATTTATGGCAGCACAAGTTGCCGCTAATGCTCAGAAGATGGGTTGTCGTGTTGCTTACTTTGATTCTGAGTCTGCAATTGACCCTGATTTTTTAAGGAGAGCAGGGTGCGACGTAGATGACGAAGACAAAGGATTGATCTATATTCAAGCACATTCTGTTGAGATGGTCATGGAGACAATTGAGAATCTTTTGAAGATGCCTGAGAAGTGGTTGTTTATATGGGATTCATTAGCATTAACTCCTTCTGAGCATGATCTAGAATCAGACTTTGATCCACAGTCTTCTATGGCAATGAAAGCAAGAGTTCTGTCGAAGGGTATGCCAAAGTTGGTACAACCTATTGCTAATGCTGGAGCAACCCTACTGGTTCTCAACCAGTTGAAAACGAACATTACTCGTTCTCCATCAGAAGCAATGACAACGCCATACATGACTCCAGGCGGCAAAACTTTGCCTTATTCATATTCTTTGAGAATATGGTTAACAGGGAGAAAGGCAAAGGCGTCCTTCGTCTTAGACGAGAACGGATTTAGGATTGGGTCAGAAGTTAAATGCAAGATTGAGAAATCAAGGTTTGGATCTACAGGACGCATGTGTAACTTTAAAATTCTCTGGGGAGATGCTGACTCTGTTGGGGTACAAGACAGAGAAAGTTGGTTTGATGCAATCCAGATATCAGAAAACCTTAAGCAGTCTGGCGCTTGGTATGCCTTGGTGCACGAAGATGGCACTGAGGAAAAGTTCCAAAGGGCCCATTGGTTGAAAAAATTAGAAGATGAAAAATTTTACAATAGAGTCTTGAAAATTATGGACGATGATGTTATAATGAAGTTCAGTAACAAGACAGGTAAAGCATCTGATTTTTACGATCAGGAAGAAGGTGTCCCACCACAGACCGACGAAGAATAGTTGGTCCGCCCCTGGTTATCCAGGGGCGTTTTTTTTACCTTAAGGAGAATGGGGTGCTTGAAAGTATACTAAACGACAAACAATTTGTTTATAGTGCTATTAGCATGCTCATCATCGGTCTTGCCTTACACAAATGGAAGAGGAATACAAAATGAAAAGACTATTGATAGTAGATGCGCAAAATCAATTTATGCGCTCTTATATTGTTAACCCAACTTTATCACCTAACGGGGATCCTCTTGGTGGCGTTGTTGGTTTTATTCAGATCTTAAACAAAATGTGTAGGCAGGTTAGACCTGACGCATTTGTAGTTGTATGGGATGGCGACGGCGGATCCTCTAAGAGGAGATCCAAAAATAAAAACTACAAAGTTGGTAGAAAACCACCGAAACTAAACAGATGGGCGGACAATATGAACCCTTCTGAAATTAGAACAAACAGAATTTGGCAACAAGTTCGATGCATAGAGTATATTAACCAGACTCCTATACTGCAGTTCAGGCAACCTGGTGTAGAGGCAGATGATGTTATTGCATACGTCAAGTCTATGCCTGTATTCAAGGAGTGGAATAAGGTAATCGTATCAAGTGATAAAGATTTTATACAATTACTGGATAATAAAACGATATTGTACAGACCAACTCAAGATGAGATTTTAAATCAAAATAAAGTAGTTGAAAATTTTTCGATACACCCAAGAAACTTTGCTATTGCGAGATCAATGGTGGGAGATAAAAGTGATAATATTGATGGGATATCTGGCGTAGGTTTGAAAACTGTCGCCAAAGCGTTCCCGTTTTTGGCAGAAGATAAAGATTATTATTTATCGGATATTAAAGAGTCCTCAGAATCGACAGACTCAAATTTATCAGTTTATTCGAAAGTTATTGAAAACTATAAAAAAGTGTGTGATAATTACTCCATAATGCAATTGAGTACGCCAATGATTTCCATACAGTGTGCGCAATATATTAATCAAACATTCATGGAGTACAAACCTTTGTTCAACAAGACGGAGATTAACAAGATGCTTTCCGTAGATGGATTGCTATCAACTAATATCGACTGTCTTACTACAAGTTTCAATTCTATGATATCAAACAAGATTGGTTTTAATTGATGGAAAAAATGAATCAGGACTTCTCCAAATTTGGGAAAAGTTTTCAAGAAAATTTGTGCCATATCATACTGGATGACCGCCCATTTGCGGATCAAATATTTGAGGTACTGGATATAAATTTTCTAGAACTTGCTTACCTCAGACTTTTTGTAAAAAAGATCAAGCAATACAAGAAGAAGTATGGAGTGCACCCTACTAGAAAAATAATGACTAGTATCTTTAGAACTCAAATATCTGACGAACAAGATTCAGTTCAAAAGATGCTACGTGATTATTACGCCAGAGTTTTATCTAAAGACGTAGATCAAACTGAGGCAGGGTATATTAAAGATACAGCGCTTGATTTTTGTAAGAAACAAAAATTGCAAGAAGCGATGATCAAGTCGGTTCCATTGCTTAAAAAGTCTTCATTTGATGAAGTGGCAAAAGTTATTAATGATGCAATTAAACTTGGCACATCGAATGATATTGGATATGACTACATGGAAGATTTTGAACTTAGATTTGAAGAAAAGGCAAGAAATCCAATTACAACAGGTTGGCAAGCAGTAGATGAAATATCTAAAGGTGGTCTTGGAAAAGGCGAACTGGGTGTCGTTATAGCACCAACTGGTGCTGGCAAGTCTATGGTGCTTGTACACTTAGGATCAAAAGCAATAAGGGCAGGGAAGAATGTTGTGCACTACACATTGGAACTTTCAGATACAGTTGTGGCAACAAGGTATGATAGTTGCCTAACAAAATATCACTTAAACGAAGTTCGTGCTTTTAAAGAACAGATATATGATGAGTTAAGAAATCTAGAGGGCAAACTCATAGTCAAAGAGTACCCGACCAGATCAGCATCAATACAGACAATAAAGAATCATATCGAAAAGATGAAGAATGCAGACTTTATTCCTGACATGATAATTGTAGATTACGCTGATTTAATTAAACCAGCGGGGTCGTCAAGAGAAGAAAAGAGGCATCAGTTAGAAGAAATATATGAAGAGTTGAGAGGCATATCTCAAGAAGTTGGTTGTCCAATATGGACAGCATCTCAAACAAACAGATCAGGTCTCAACGCAGAGGTTATAACCATGGAGTCCATTTCTGAGGCATTCAACAAGTGTTTTGTAGCAGATTTTATTTTCTCTGTTTCCAGAACTGTATCAGATAAAGAAACAAATGGTGGTAGAATTTTCATTGCAAAGAATAGAAATGGTCCCGATGGAATGATCTATCCTATATTTATGAATACCGCAAACGTAAGCATAAAAGTTTTGCCGAAGATATTGTCAAATGAAGAAATGGATGACATTACCAAGAATGCAGCGAAAAGACAAAAAGAACTATTAAAAGAAAAGTATGACAAGATGAAAGGAGGTAAGAGTAAATGAGTCTATCGAACGAAATACTGTCGGAGATTACAGTGCATATGAAGTATGCAAAATATCTACCAGAAAAAAATAGAAGGGAGACATGGGAAGAACTAGTAACTCGTAATATGCAAATGCATTTAAAGAAGTTCCCTGAGTTAGAACTTCAGATTAGAAAAAACTATAAGTTAGTTTTTGACAAAAAGGTGCTACCTTCCATGAGGTCTTTGCAGTTTGGAGGGAAACCTATTGAAGTTGCTCCAAACAGAATATTCAATTGTGCTTTTATGCCAATAGATGACTGGAGATCATTTGGTGAAGCGATGTTTCTGCTTCTTGGTGGTACCGGCGTTGGTTACAGTGTGCAAAAACATCACGTAGAAAGATTGCCTGAGATACAAAAACCAAATATGAAAAGAACTCGTAGGTTTTTGGTTAATGATTCCATAGAAGGGTGGGCAGATGCTGTCAAGGCGCTTGTCAGATCGTACTTCAACGGCGGGTCTAGACTGAGGTTCGATTATACAGACATTCGTCCTAAAGGCGCAGCGCTAGTAACATCAGGTGGTAAAGCACCTGGACCGCAACCTCTCAGAGAATGCCTAGTTAAACTGGAAGGTATGCTATCAGAAAAAGAGAATGGCGATAAGTTAACTCCTATTGAAGTTCACGATATGGTTTGCCATATTGCAGATGCTGTGCTTGCAGGTGGTATTCGTCGTGCTGCACTTATATCCTTGTTTTCTGCTGATGATGAAGAAATGATTTCTGCGAAGAGCGGGAACTGGTGGGAGACCAATCCCCAGAGAGGTAGGGCGAATAATTCTGTAGTTTTACTTAGGCACAAGATAGACAAAGAATACTTTATGAATTTATGGGATAGAGTTAAAGCATCGGGTGCTGGAGAACCAGGTTTTTACTTCTCTAATGACAAAGATTGGGGTACAAATCCTTGTTGTGAGATTGGTTTGCAAATCAGA